CACATTATTATACAGTTTCCCAGACCAGTGTTCATGTCACCACTACTTCTCTGGCCTTCATCCTGATAAGAAACCTTATATTCCACACCTTCTTCATCTTGTGTGTATGTCGTTGCCTTTGTCTTGAGCTGCTGTTTCAACAACCACCTTAGCTCACTGAGTTCAGGGTGGTTCGAATACAACTCTAAATAAATTGAATGCTCCCATTTAAGCATGTCCTTGCAGACATGTTGTTCAAATCTGGAAGCATCACAACCAATCCAGACAAGTCCCTGCTCTTGATGCTGGGATCGATCTGAGACCATTTGTGAGGCTTCGACAATATTGGTTGCGACCTGTTCCGCATTCATTCCTTTCATTACGGTTGGTCCACCAAATAGGCTGGCTAATGCATCATACATTGGATGGGAGCCACCAAATCCTTCAATTGGGGACAAAAACATCCCGAGACGCAAATTATACTCGGGGCTCCTGGGTTGTATGTTTCGCGGGACAGGATCCGACTTCTTGGTCAGGTTCACCTTTTCAAACTTGATGAAATGGTTTATCCACGCTTGCATTTCCGACAAGCCAAACTTGATGTAACTTGACATCGCATCTGTATACCTCTTCCGTAATCGACTAGGGCGTGTGTCTATAAATTCAGACATCGTCATCCTAGTCGGCTTTGGAACCATGGCAATTATGCTACGTTTGACATTCGCCAGCCTTTTTCGCACTACTCCTATTTTTGGTTGTGGAGGGGGGACTAATGAAGAACCGTCCTTGCTCTTGACAAGAAAACGTCTCTCCACCAATGCCCGCAGCACATTTTTCAAAGAATGGTTGTGCGCTGATATTTCATTTCCGCGCACTCCCATCCCCTCTAATTTAAAGAACTTCCTGATTTTGGCTTTCTTCACGCCAAGGGAGACCACCTTCACCCCACGTGTAACTTCAGGACCCAACTCAGGCACGAAATCGTGTATATTTTGAGTGTAATCCGTAAAGGTATCCATGGCAGCTGTCTCCCGTGGTATCCATCACCTGGAAAGTGGTTTTCCAAGTCTGGGTTCAAGCAATTCAGCTATCCCCAACTCTTCGTTCGTATAGAACACAACAACCTTAGCCAAGTCTTGATACTCAGCAATTGATTGAAGATTGAAGCAGTGTAACTTGAAAAACTCCCTCAGCTTGTTGTCAACCAGGCAGTTCGTTGCCTTGTCGATAAACATCTCTCCATCTTCATCCGTTTCGACCCTAAGAGACTCGGGCGGTACAACTGACCTAACCCAAGCTCTAATGTAGAGACATGTCTTCAACTTGCGGGCAACCTTTCTCTTGCGCCTAACTGCTTTACGACGGGCTTTTTCATAAATGGGGTTACCAAATAATTCTAGCTCGCCATCGGCATAGTCTGGATTTGGTGATCCGCACAACACACTGTGTTCACGTTCACTTTGATCTTCCAGCCAGCGCAATTGATCAGGGTCCAAGACCGGCAACGGAGGAGGATCTTGGTCCTCTTCAGAAGCCTTCTTTTGCCTATGATTCTTGACATAGTCTTGCAAGTCTTGGTACACGGGAGGTATATAGTGTTCAACCTCGGAAACATCTGCACAATCTTGGTC